GTCTTTGAGGCTGCGCTGACCGGCGGCGAGATGCCGGCGGCTGGCGAAACGCCGAACCTCGGCGAGGATACGAGCCCGGCACTCGATCAGCCCGCGCCGCAGGCCACGCCCGAGCCCGAAAGCGAGCCCGAGAAGGCTCCGCAGAGGTCCGAGAGCGAGGCATATGTGCCCTCGTGGCGACTGCGCGAGGTGGCAGAGGAAAAGCGCCGCGCCGAGGAGGAAAAGCGGCGCTATGAGCAGGAGCTGGCTGAGCTCCGCGCCTGGAAGGAGCAGATCGAGCGCGAAAGGCAGGAGGCCCAGAAGCAGGCCCCTGACATTTTCGAGGACCCGGATGCATTCCTGCAGCACAAGGCTCAGGAGCTGCTCGATCCGGTCCAGAAGGCCGCTCAGGTGGCCGAGGAGCGAGCCCGCGCCGTCGCCGAATACTGGTCGCGTCAGTACGCGATCAAGGAATTCGGGCAGGAGACCGTGGACAAGGCGTTTTCGGCACTGCAGCAGGCGATTGCGAGCGGGGAGCTCAACCGCGACGTTGTGCTCAAGCAGCTGCGTGAGGCGGCCGATCCGTTCGGCGACATCGTGCGGTGGCACAAGAAGTACGAATTCGAGCGCGAGGTTGGGAGCGACCCGCAGGCGTGGCTGCAGAAGCAGAAAGAAGCGCTCCTTAACGACCCCGAATTCCTCGCCAAGGCTGTCGAGGCGGCCCGCGCGAGGGCTGTCGCCGTTGAAACGACGGCGACGGCGAAGGGCGGCAATGTCACGTCTCTCCCGTCGCTCAATCGCACGCCTCGTGCCGGCACGGAATTCGATGAGCCGGAGGACCCGGCAGAGGTGTTCAACGCTGCGCTCGCCGGCGGCGGGCGTCGCTAATCGCGGGAGAGATCAATGGCGCTCAGACACTACGCGCTCACTGACGAGGAACGGCTGACGGACGGTGACGCTGTGTTTGTGCGCGTCCGGGCCGGCGCTGATCTCGTCGCAGGCCAGCTCGTTGACATCGAGGACGGCGTTGCCACGCCCGATGCAGCCGGCACCTATTTCGCCCCCAAGACGGTGCGCGCCGGCGATGTGTTCTGGGCGCGATATCCGACTGGCTCGGCTCAGCCCACTCCGGCGCCGACCAATACGGCGCTGCCGGAGATTACGGGCACGCCGCAGGTGGGGCAGGAGCTGTCCGCGAGCGACGGCACCTGGACCGGCTCTCCGACCACATTTGCCTATCAGTGGGAGCGTGACGGGGCGGATATTGTTGGGGCAACGTCCTCGACGTACACGCTCGATCCGGCGGACGAGAACGCCATGATCACCGTCACCGTGACCGCTTCCAACGCCAACGGCAGTGCGAGCGCACAGAGCGAAGCCGTTGGCCCCGTCGCCGCCGCCTGACCAGAGGCCGCCGCGACTCCTACGTCCGCGCCACGAGACGGCGCAGCTGATCGTCGAGGCCACGAGACGGCCGATCCCCAAACCCGAGGCCCGGTGAGGACCGGGCGAAGCGATCAACCCGACAGGGCAGCCCTGAGCGGGCGCCTTGTCATGTCTTGAGGACAAGACAATGGCTGTCTCCACCATTCAGGCTAACAACCGCGGGATTATTTTCCGCAACAACATCATCCGCGAGTACGTCCGCGGGAATATGTTCTCGCCCTACATGGGCAACGACGCCACCGCCGTCATCCGCACTCTGCTGGAGACGGGCAAGTATGGCGGCGACCAGATCAACGTGCCGCTGATCAAGGCCCTTTCGAACACGGCCATTTCGACGGGCACGCTGGTCGGTAATGAGGAGGCCATCGACAACTACGGTTGCCGCCTCTGGCTCGATTGGGCCCGTAATGCTGTCGTGGCCACCAAGGCCGAGATCAAGAAGGGCTCGTTCGACCTGTTCGGACAGGCTCAGCCGCTGCTTGCCGAGTGGGGCAAGTCGCTGCAGCGCGACGAGATCGTGCTGGCCATGGCGGCTCTGCCGAGCGAAAGCGCTCCGGCCAACCTCGGCACCACGAACGGCCAGCGTGTGAACGGCATCCTGTACTCGGCTGCCAACGCCACGGAGCGCAACACGTGGAACCAGGCCAACCAGGACCGCATCCTCTACGGCAATGCGTTCGGCAACTACAACGCCACGCACGCCACGGCGCTTGCGAACCTGACGGCGACCGACGACCGGTTCTCGGCGGCGACTGTCCGTCTCGCCCGCGAGAAGGCCGAGGACGCTTCCCCGAAGATCGACCCGCTCACGACCAACGACGGTTACGAGCGGTTCATCATGTTCGTGGGCTCGCGCGCCTACCGCGATGCGTGGGCCGATCCGGAAATCTATCAGGCCAACAAGGACGCCCGTCCGCGTGAGGGCTCCAACTGGCGCGACAACCCGATCTTCCGGGAGGGCGATCTGCTCTACGACAACGTCATCATCCGCAAGGTTCCGGAGATCGACAAGTACTGCCTCGTCTCCGGCGCGGGCGACAGCGGCGTTGACGTGTCCATGTCGTTCCTGTGCGGCCGCTCGGCCCTCGGGTTCGTCTGGGGCCAGATGCCCGAGCCGACCAAGCTCGACGATACCGATTACCAGTTCCGCAAGGGTGTCGGCATCGACATGGCCTATGGCGTCGGCAAGCTGTTCTTCAAGGACAGCGGCTCGGGCGACCTCGTGCAGTGGGGCATGGTCACGGTCTTCAACGCGGCTCCCGCGACCCAGTAACGAGATGGAGGGGGCGGCCTTCGGGCTGCCCCTTTCGCTTCCCGGAGGCGGCAGCGATGGCGAAAACCAAGGCAGAGCTGATTGAGCGGGCACTGATGTTCCTTGGCGTCGGCGAGGCCGGCCAGCCCGTCGAGGTTGAGGATCGGGATGCCGTTGACAAGGTGCTCGGGCCTCTGCTCGCCCAGCTGGCCGCTTCGCGCATCGTCTACGTCCCCAACGTCGAGCAGATCGACGACCGGGTTTTCCTGCCGCTGGCGCGGTACCTCGCAAACGAGGCGGCACCGGCTTTCGGGCGCCCTTATTCGGAGGATGAGCGCCTGGCGGCAGAACTCGCCCTGCGCCGCGCGGTGGCGAGCTACACGACCTTCCAGCCTGTCAAGGTCCGGTATTTCTGATGCCGTCCGCAGCTATCCCGTTCCCCACGTCATCCGCGCCAGGCCTCTATGCGGAGGGAGGCGGGCGGCTCATCAACGTCTATTCCGAGAAGCTGCCGGATGGGCGCATCAAGCGGTCGCGCGTGCCCGGTCTGCGCGAGGCCGTGGTGCTTGATGGCTACAGCGGCTATCGCGGCTCGATCTACGTCAACGGCGTATGGCTCGTCGCGATGACGGACTGGCTATTTGCCGTGACGTATGCGGGTGGCGTCTACAATGCGACGCGGCTCGGCTCGCTCCCCGGCGAGGGGCCGGTGTTTTTTGCGAGGAACAACCGGACGCCGACGCCGGATATCGTGTGCGTGACCGAGAGCACGGCCTATGAGCTGACCACCAGCGGCGCGCCGCAGAGCTATTCTGATCCGAATGTCGGCTCACCGAACGCGGTCACCTACCTGCGTTCGTATTTCGTCTTCAGCTACGGCGATGCGCGGATGCGGACGACGGGGAACAACACCACGTCGATCAACTCACTCGACACTGCATTCGCCGAGAGCAACCCAGACGGCCTCCTGAGGCCGATTGCGCTCGGTGGCGATCTCTACGCCTGCGGGCCGCAAACCATTGAAATCTGGCGCGTGGACCCGAACAACGACGTCGGGTTCCCATTCTCGTACCTCGATACGATCCCGCGTGGCATCGCAGGCCAGCAGGCCATTGCCGGATATGAGGACGGCTGGTCCAACACGCTGATTTTCGTGGGCGATGATGGCGTCGTCTACCTGATGCAGGGCTACACGCCCCGCGCGATCTCGACGCCGTCCGTTGCGGCTGCCATCGAGGCCCTGCCGGACAAGTCCACGATCCGGTGTTCGGTCTACATGCACGAGGGCCACGCCATCTGGACGATGACCTCGCCTGACTGGACGTGGTGCTATGACCTCAGCACGGGCGAGTGGTTCGAGCGCAAGTCGCACCTCATGCAGACATGGCGGTGCGCCGGCTCGCTGAAGGCGTTCGACCGCTGGATGGCCGGTGATGTGGCCTCGGGCACGCTCTACGAGATCGACCCCGACTATCACATGGAGGGCGACGATCCGCTGACGGCCACCATTGTGTCGGCCACGGTGAGCCCATTCCCGAACCGTGCGGTGGCGAGCCAGATCAATCTCGACATTCTGGCGGGTGTCGGCATGGCGCCGGGCGCCGATCCGATCCAGACGAAGCCCAAATGCTCGATATCATGGTCTAAGGACGGCGGCGTGCGGTGGAGTTTCCCCGTCCTGCGCGAGATCGGGCGGCAAGGCGAGTACCGCCGCAAGGTGCAGGTCAACCGCATGGGCCTGATGAGCGACCGCGGCATGCAGATCAGGGTTGATGTGTCCGATCCCGTGCCGTTCATGCTGTTTGGCGGCGAGATTGTCGCCGAGGCGCGGGGCTGATCCATGGCAAAGAAACCGCTTGTGACGCCGCAGGCGAACGCCGCTGCGGTGGCCCCGTCCGGCATGCTTGCGACTGTCTGGTATGCATGGGCGAAGTCGGTCACTGACGCCCTGCAGGAGGCCATTAAGGCACGGCAGGTCATCGAGAGCAACACGGCGCCGACCACGGAC